TGCAACCGGCGATTGTCTTAGGCGTTACTGTGCCGCCGTATTGTGGAACGCCAACTTGGGCGGTAAATGACTTGCCATAGACATCGCCGAGGGTATAAGTACCGCTTGTTTGAACAGTTCCTCCCATTGCGTATGAAAGCAATAATCCTAAGCCCTTCGTTGGAAGGTCAAGGTTAATATCACCCGTTGCATCTGAAGTAGTAACTACACGGCGCCCTGAGCGAGCAACCTGACCACCTGCGCGAAGTCCTAAGCCAACTGAGATGTTCTTGTTGTAGTTAATACTTTCATTGGTGAACTCGTAAAAGGTTGAAACCGTTACGGGTGTGTTAAAAGTTGTTTCAGTTGCGATTCCAAGTTGGGAACCAATACCTGAGCCGATAGCCATCTTTATTCTCCTATTTCAGTTGTTGCAGGGGTTACTGAGACTGCGGCTTTATCGGCTGCCGCCCAGTTGTCGGTCTGTGCTAAAAGTGATGCTGCAGCCTCATCGCTTACTTCAATGATTGCCCCCGCCTTCACTTCAATATCAAGGCTAGGAATAATGAGATCGCCTAGCGGTGAAACATTCTTAATTTTTGCCATTTTTTCTCCTTATGTCCTTGCCTTGTAATAAATGGTGAAAACGATTTTTACTTCAGCTCCGGATGTTGTTTGATTGTAACTCAGGGTTTGACTGTCCAACCCTGAAAAAAGAACTGTTCCACTAAATGATGGATCGGCTCTAATAACTGTATCAACTGCCGAAATGTATTGCCGTGCTTGTGTGCGAAGGCTTGAAATATTGGTATCGCCATTCCAAACATCTAACACACAATTGACATAACCTTCTTCAAACATTGACTTGGCGCCAAGTTGTTTATACTCATTCTTTGCATTGAAAGCCACAACTTCGCCATCTTCAGTTCCATCGTGACCTACCGCAAGCCAAATAGATGGATCGGAAGAATCAATCTCAGGACCGTCAAAGATTCGAACGGCTGACAAAGAGGCTGCAGCTTTGAAAGCGGCTACCATTGCATCAATAAAACCTTCGGCTGCTGAAGTTGCCATTTATGCCATACCCGGCAAACTCATCTGATCTAGCAACTCCATACAACGGCGTGGCAATGAATAGGTAGCGGTTGTATAGAAATCATCACCTGATTGATTGCGACCTACAACTGCAGTTGGACCGCGTTGTGTCTGCCATAGGTGACGGATGATTTCAAGCACACCTTGCTTTCCTGCAGCGGGTGGATTGATAAATCCTGCAACATAGGAAATCTTGATGTTGTTGGCACCCGGCGCCCAAATTCCATAATAGTTAGGACCTGAGATTGAACCTGTAGTAATGCGGAAAATGCGCTGACCTGTTGGATCAACTGAGTAATTATCTGAGCTGATAAGCACTCCGCTTTCATAGACTGAAGTGATGCTCAAGGCACGAGGATTGCGAAGTCGGATGATGTCGGTGTTGCCGTCATAGAGTTCATCGGTAAATGTTTGGCGCCCTAGTACGCATCCGACATAGTTTTCAGCCAAGTCAGTTGCAGCATCTACAAAACGGCGAAGTTCATCATCTACATCATAATTTGTAGCAGGAATATTGAGGTGAGCCTTGACCTCATCTAGTGCGACAATTGAAATATGTGTGCCGTCACGAACGGTAAAATCATCTTGATAAGCCGAAGCATTAGCACCTGTTGCCACCCAACGGATAAGGTAGCGACCTGAAGTTGTGGGCGTATAGGAAACATCGTAGAGACCAGTGCCAGTATTTGTTACTGTTGGTGTTGATGTAGTTCCTGTTGGTGTCGTAATGGTTGCAGCAACGGCGGTTGCGTTGGCAGGTGTGCCGGTGGCATCGGTGATTGTTACTCCAAGAACAACAACATCACCTAAATCATATACTGCCATTATCTACCTCTCATCATTGGTGTTGCCACAATACGATTTTTCACTTTACCCCTGTTGGAGTAATAGTTGTATGTGACAAAAGATTCGTTGTATTTCACACCTGATTGTTCGTAGTAGTAATGGGCAACAGGTGAGGCGTTAGATTCGCGCCATTTCATTTCAGGAGTAGCAACATTTCTTGGTTTCATATCAACCATTTATTGCTCCTTTGTAATGCTTTAAGTTTTCTTTTAATCGGTCAATCCGTGGTGCAAGTTCTACAGCTTTTAATCCTTGTTCTAAAGCCTCTTTGTTATTGCCTAAATTGTACGCCGAAATTGCAATCAAATCGTGTGGCAGGTATCCCCAAGCATCTGATTCTACCAAGTATTCAAGCGATTGCTGAGTTATTTTCAAGGCAGAATGGGCGATTGCATAGCAATCTAGCCATTGACCTTTTGAATAGTAATACTCAGCCAAATCAACCCGAGGCTCACGGCTTATTGGCGATTCTGCTATTGCTCGCAACAACCAACTTTCCTGATTTTCGTGATCCATCTTTGCCAAGTAGCGCATTGATGCAGATCGTTCAGGTTTGCATACCGCCTTGGGTAAAGCTAGATGGCGTTTGAATTGAGCAATTGCCTCAGTCCAATGATTGTTAAAAAACAATTCGCGAGCATAATAGAAGGCGTTGCGGTCATTGTCAGGGTCCTCTTGAACTGCAAGGCGCAACAATGCGTAATACTGTCCTTGAGATTTGCTTTCATCCGGGTGATGATGGATTTCTAAATCAATCCACGCCTGAGATTCTTCCCCACTTGGTGTCAAAACTTCGTGAACAGGATGCTTCCAGCGATAACCATTTCGAGCGTGAATCTTATCCCCGCCGTATGTCAGCCCTGTAGAGCCGTCAGGATTCCAACTCCAAGTGTATTTATACCGTGGGCGCATAATGCCTTCAGATACGCCTTCTAGGGCTTGGCGCCACCCTTCAACGAGAATCTCATCCATATCTAAGGCGATACACATATCCACATCGCCGGGCAAGGCAGCAAGAGCTGCGTTGCGGGCATCGTCAAATCTCCACGGCTTGATGGCTATCTTAATGACATTGATGCCTAAATTCTTGGCATACTTGACGGTCAGATCGGTTGAGCCTGTGTCTGCAATCAAGAGATAGTCGGCATCTTTTGCTGACTGATACCAACGCTCCACAAACTGTTGCTCATTTAAGGCAATCGTATAAACGGCAATTTTCATTGCGTAAAATCTGCAATATATGAACCTGTAATTCCAAATACTTGATGACCAGTAATCCCGAGGAAAGTCTCAAGAATATCCTCGTGTGTCCAATGATCTTCAATGTGAATTTCGTAAGGATTGCCCTCAACATCGCCTTGAGGGTAATGGATAACAGGTATTGAAATCATTGCATACTTAGTCTTTTTGGAAATTCGTTTCCACAATTCAAGCGCATCTGCTCTACTCAAATGTTCTAATACATCGCCAAAAATAATCAAATCAACTTTTGGATAAGGATAAATGCGCCCATCACAGACATCTACACGATCATAAATCTGTTCTAAGTTAAATTGCTTGATGTATGGCGCCCAAATTTCAACGGCGGTTGTGTGGCACTCGGGCAAGATTTCTTTAGCAATCTGCCCATACTTGCCCGCGCCCGGACCTACATCAATGATTGTTTTGGGTTTTAATTCCCCCAACAACCATCCAGTCCATTGAATATTGGATTGATCTGAATATGGCATTGATTCCCCCTAAAGTTTAATTATTTTACAGTTTTTTTGACCCTGTTGTCATTGAGTTGCTTCTTGAATAAGGGCAGCAATTTCATCTTGTGAAAGTCCAGCTTCAATCAATTTGTCATTTGCAGTTACTACTGATTCAACTGCTACTGGTGCTACAAATCTACCTGTTGCCCCAGTATTACCTGTTGCTCCAGTTACATCAAAATTAGTATCGGTTAACCCTGTTGGGTAAATAGGTGAAATAAATGTATCTGTTTCTTCATCATAAAAATCTCCTACAGCTGCGTACTTGCCACGAATCTTGCCATTGTATGAAGTACGGATGCAGCGTTGCCCCCTAAAGTTGCCGTACCAATCTTCAGGCGATAGACCTTCAATAAGTTCTGTTTCGTCAATGCCGACAATGATTTCAGTAACAATGTTATTTTTTAGAAATGCGTAATGTGCCATTATGTCCAACTCACATTTCCTGTGCCAGCAGTGACGGTTGTTACCTTGTAATTACCATTCGGTGATGTTGTAGCAGTCAATCCTGTTCCAATCGTTATGGAGTATGAAGACAAATAACTAAAAATCACAACACCTGAACCGCCATTACCGCCGCGAGTGGCATTGTAATCTGAACCGCCACCACCTGAACCGCGATTAGCAGTACCATCTCCGCCAGTAGAACCAGTAGAACGATTACCACCTGAACCGCCACCACCTGAACCGCCAGCAGATGAGCTGCTCGTACTGGTTCCCGCACCACCACCTGCATAAGTTACGGATGAACCAGTAATAGATGAGGCAGTACCGTCTCCGCCTACACCACCAACAGTCGATGTACCTGTTCCACCTGTGGCACTTGCTCCGCCTCCGCCACCTGCTCCTGCACCAAGCGAACCTGCTCCTGCGTATGCGCCACCACCGTTATTACCTTGACTTGGAGATGTACTCGGTGTATTACCGTTACCACCAGCACCGCCTGCTGTACCGCCAACACCGCCGCCGCCACCTGAACCCCCAGTGTTTCCTGCATTTCCTGTGCTCGAAGAATATTTTCCGCCACCACCGCCGCCTGTTGATGTGATAGTTGAAAAAACACTGTCACTTCCATTATTTCCTTGAGCTGCACTTGTAGGACCCGAAGCACCTCCTCCAACTGTGACTGTATAATTTTGAGATGCTATTACTGAACTTATACCTGTTCTAAATCCGCCTGCGCCACCGCCGCCACCGCCATCTTTTGCACCCGAACCCCCGCCTGCAATAACTAAGTATTCAACCGCAATTTCTTGTAACCGTGATGGAATAATCATAGTTTTTGAATTAGGAAACCAGTCAGTAACCTGACTGGATGAAACCATCCTGCGTAATGGATTTGCCATTATGAGATTCGATTCACATAACCTGAAACAGTTACTACATTTGTGGTTGCAGCATAAGCAGCGATTGTGGAAGCAGTTGGTGAGCTGCCACCTGAACCTGTCAAAATAAGTCCAGGCACAACCAAAGTCAAACCAGCTGCTGCTGGGATTGATAATTTGATTTCATTATCTACTGCAGTCACGCCACCCCATTGGACTGTCAATACCACCGCAGATGATGATGAGTTGTAAGCATAAAGCCAAACTTCATCAATAGCTGTGGAGCTTGTACCTGTTGCGTGAATAGTTGTGCCAGCACTGCCTGAAGTAGTGGCTGCAATTTTGATTGCTTTACCTTGCGTACTACCTGAAAGAAGAAATTTTGTGAAAGTTGCCATTGTCTAATCCTATCCGAATACTTGGTTGGCTAATATGTTTTGGTCTGAGTCAGTAGCACTGCCACCACCGCTTGAGTTAATAGTCACTGCGCCAGTTCCACCTGTTGGGCTGATTGTAATGTTAGTGCCAGCAACAATAGATGTGACACCGCCACTTTGGTCAACCCATTGAGTGTTGTAATCAGTTGAGTTTATCTTTGCTAATACTTGATTAGTTGTACCACCTACGGGAACGCCTTGACCTGTAGCACCAGTGGCTCCAGTTGCACCATTAGCTCCTGCGGTACCTGTAGCACCAGTTGCACCAGTTGCGCCAGTATTACCTGCGCCAGTTACTCCCGTTGAACCAGTAGCACCCGTAGCACCAGTATTACCCACATTGCCCTGAACACCTTGTGCTCCTATTGCCACTGGAAGCCATTGCCCAGAACCAGTGTCATAATATTTAAGAACTGTCATAGTATCAAACCTTTAATTTCTTCTTCGGTTAAACCTAGTTTTATTAGTTTATCTATTGCAGATTGTTTATGATTATAGAAATCAGGAACTTCTTCTTGACTAACTATGTTATTGAAAGGGTGCGGATGTTCTGATGAACATTCTATGCAGTAGCCACCAACGCCGTAAGTAATGTTAATCGCCATTATGACATCCTTAAAATTATTGCTGGATACGAACTGCTATATGTAGTGCTATAAGTACTTCCCCAAGTAGAAGGTAATGCTCCAGTTACTCCTGTTTGGTAGTAACCAGTACTGACAAGTCCAAAACTATAAGGGTCATTGGTAGTACCAACAAATGGATTGTAATTTGCATTTGTTGTAGCAGTAAGAGCATTGCTGCCTTGAGCACACGCTGCAACCCATACTTGTCCAGATAATGTTTGTGAAATAGTAATTCCTTGGATTCCAGTATTACTCATACCAACTGTGCCATAGTCTGCTAGTAATGCATCAGGTAATCCATTGTTATCTAAATAAATACCTAGTCTCATTACAGAGCCAGTACCTAAAGCATAAGCAGCAATACTATTAAAGGTAGTCGCATTTCCAACATAGAAAGGAGTAACATATAAATTATTTTGAGTTACAGTATTATTGCCACCCGTGCCAGTGTAGTTACCAAAGTGCCAAGAGTTTGTAATCTTACCACGCCTAAATTGCAAGTTCTGATAGCGCAAGTTATTCCAAGCAGTTGAACCATCACCAGTTTTTGAGTAGCCAGTATCAGTTTCAAAACCTGTTTCACCTGATGCTAGTGTTGGGTTTGAACTTGTCCAGTTAGCAGCAGTATCTCTGCGAAGTTGGATATTGGTATCTCTAGTTACTGTTCCACCACTTACAGATGTTAGAGATGCTTGACTAGTATCTGCCCATAAAATTCCAATATCTGCTGGCGCTGTCGCTTGGTAAACTATTCCCCGAGAACCAGTCATACCTGTAGCACCTGTGTTACCAGTTGATCCTGTGGCACCTGTGTTACCTGTTGATCCCGTGGCTCCTGTAGCACCAGTGTTACCAGTTGATCCTGTGGCACCTGTGTTACCAGTAAGACCTGTGGCACCTGTTGCACCTGTGGCACCTGCTGGTCCAACTCCACCTGATTGTGCAAAGTTGATATTGTCGGTGCCAATAATGATATAACCGTTAGTGTATGTTCCTACATTATTTTGAATCCAGTTTGTTGCAGCATTAACTGTTCCTGTAGTTACAAATAGGAAATCACCATATTCAACTTGCCCTGAAATGGAATTGTCAAAATCAGTTGCGCGAGTAAGAACATAAGGAACGCCACCAGCGCCTTGAGTTGTTACTGTATAAATACCATTTTGTATTTGTGTAGTTTGATTCTTAACAAGAATTCTATCGCCGGTAGTAATATTTGTGCCATCAATAGAACCGCGACCATTAGCCGTTGCAGTAAGTTTTGCTCCTACTCCAAAACCACCACCTGCATCTGCCGTTCCTGCAGTATAAGTAGTAGAAAGATTTGCAGTTGTTGCAAGTTTTGCAGATGAATGAACATTTGCAGATGAAACTGGACCAGTTGCACCTGTGTTACCAGTTGATCCAGTAGCCCCAGTTATACCAGCAGCTCCTGTTGCTCCCGTTGCACCCGCACCTGTTGCACCTGTTGAACCCGCCGCTCCCGTTGCACCTGTGTTACCGGTTGCACCAGTTGCACCTGTCTTACCGGTTGCACCTGTTGCACCTGTGTTACCCGTAGATCCTGTTGGACCTGTTGGTCCGGTTGTTAATGAAATCGTGGCAATGCGTGTATCTACATCATCAAGGCGAGCCTTAACAGTTGCCTTAGCACCCTTTGGATTGGTTCCTAGTTCGCCTTCAATAGCTTCAATAGCATCATTGGTGTTGGCGTGTTGAGTTGCGTGAGGAACTGTTGCTGAATCAAGGTAGTCGGTAGCAGTTGGGTTGGAAAAGTTATCTAATCCGCCGGGATAATTAGTTGCCACGGTTCTCCTTAGTAGTTAAAAGGGTCTAAGGGTTCAGTATCAGGGGGATAATACCGAACCCTTAGACTTTAAGAGTTTTTGATGTGATAAGGCTTGTGATGTCTATCATCAAGCCAAAATTCTTTACGGTGAGGCAAGATCGCACCTGTATGTGCGTGAATCTTGATACCTAGTGCGCGGATACGGCGTGAGAATAGTAAATCCTCACTAAACCAACGACCATTGATTGCACCATCTGCAAACCAAGCCCAATCGCGACCTTGATTTTCATTTGCTTGCTCACGAATAGTCTCTAAAATGCTTCGATGTATTAGTAAGCAACCTGTTCCTGCCGCTGCAATTTCAACAATCTGATCATCGGGATAATCATCCCAAGGCAATGGACCGTTCTCGGTGTCTTGATAAATCACCGGAACTGCTCGCAATTCGTCATTATCTGTCCAAAAAGCGGCAAAGATAAGAGCTGAAACTATGGGTCTTTCGGTGACATTTGCTGCGTTAATCAACTTGTCAAAGGCTTCAACAGACAAGATTTGATCTGTGTCCATCATTAAAAGCCATTCAGCCTTAGTCTCATCAAGGAAATTCTTGACAATGACATTGCGTGAGCGAGTTAAAAGCGAGATATTGCCGATGCCAACAATTGAATCAATACGATCTGTACGCTTTCGATTGATCTCAATCAAGTTTGTTGCAAATTCTGTATTTACTTTACCTGCGTGTGGAAATGCAATGCACACTCTATCTTTTGCCTTCATCGTGTCTCCACATCTAACACGAGTGCTGCGGTTTCAATTTGTCGTTCCTCAAGGGCTTCAATAAGCCCATCAAGTGTTTGAAACTTATTTTGTTTTGCTAAATCGCGAGCAACTTTAAGCCCGTCAATATAATTCAATTCCATAATTTCCCCCAAAATTATTGTGTCAAAGACACCTGCCCCGATTAAGAGGCAGGTGTCTCCAACATTACAGACTAGAAGCCTGAAGGTGCAACAGTACCAGTACCAGTTACGGCTGAAACTGCCTTTGCATAGCGGTGAGCAAGTGCCATATATCCGTAAACTTGGAAACGAACTGTTAGGTTCGCTGACAAGACATCAGGAAGAACACGAGTCTTAACGCCTGACTCAAATAGGTATGAGTCTGAGAACTTACCAACAAGAATAGGAGACTGATTTGTTGAAGCTCCGTATGTCTTTGGAAGTGTTGCATCAACATAAACAGGTACTCCGTGGATTGTTCCAACGAGTCCTGCAGGTGCGCCCGGAGCAGTAACTACACCGTTTGCATTGAATGGACCTGCGCCTGTAGGCACGATCAATGGGCGTGAGTTGCCATCTGTGCTTGAAGCGAACCAGTACCACATTGATGGGTGCATAACAATTGCTTCAACTGCCTGATAGCGGTTTGTTACAACCTTGCTAATAGCTTTTGAGATTGCCTGTAATCCGTTTACTGCAGTTGGTGTTGTTTCAGTCCAAGTTGTTGGGATACCGTTTGTTGTATCTGCACCAAGGTTGATGAAACCCTTAAGTGTTCCTGAAGTTCCATCGCTATTGCTTACAACTGCAGTGTTGAGTTGTAGTGCGTAGTCCTTCATCAAGTCTCCGAATACTAGACGATCAAGACCGCCAGCAAGAGGTGACTGTTCTACTAACTGAATTGATACATTCTCGTAACCTGAGATTGTACGAACAGGCGCAGTAACAGTTGATGTGACCATATCGCGTGTGTTTGTAGCAGAGTTATCAGATGACTGGAACGCAACCTGTGTACCTGTTGTAACAGCCGGGATATTAATGCTGTCTGTACCTAATGGGAGTGCCATCGTTGTCGCTAAATCTGCGGTCACTCTTGCAGCTCTTGCGAATTCGGCATACTCGTTGATTCAAATCTGTTACCACCCTTTCGGGCGAGCCAATCATTTCTGCTGGCTTCTCATCCTTTTTCATTGATGATGAGTTCGGACTATATCTTCATCCTTATTTCTAAGGAGTTTCGCGTGTAGTCTCTACGGACTCTCTGCTTTCGCAGGTTGCCTCGGTATTGTCCCTTTGGTTTTCTTGAAGGAGTTTCACCGATATAGCGAAATTTTCAATTGGCGCTTACGCAGCCAAAGACCCAATCGTGTTTAGGTAAATTGGTGGGACGAAGTCTCCACC